TAGGGAGGCGGTAAAAGATTGCACCGTTTTCCATGATCGCATGAAATAATAAAGCGCGACCAGTAATACACGTGACACCAAAGATAATGCAGTCTTCAACTTCTCCATGATGTTTTCGTAAGTCATATAAATATTCTCTCCTTATCTGTGCATATTCCACAGGTATGTTTGCATTTAAATAAGCCATAAAAACTCCTCATTTAATTGTACCCCAATTTGGTCCTGATTCATAGTCCACCTTGTTAGGCACTTCTAATTTAATAGCGTCTTCCATAATTCGTTTTATTTTCTCAGCTTGCTCTTTTGTTTCAATAGAAAAACATAACTCATCATGTATTTGTATGTGAGGAACAATACCTTCTTCAAATAATAATACCATTGCTTTTTTTGTCATATCTGCTGCAGACCCTTGTATTAATCTATTTAGAGCTTTATAAGTAAAAGCAGGCTGACAAAAACTTTCAAAATTTTCAGCAAAAGGATCTTGTCTATGTTGCTCTAAAGATCTGTTTGCTTTATAATAATCTTTAGCCTCGTCGACACCATCTAAGATAGGCACCTGCTCCTCTACAATTTGTTTTACTCCGTTCTCGTCATCTTTATATTTTTGAACTACAAACCTACCTTCCTCTGCATTCCAATATTTATCTCTAGGTTCCCATTTATTAAAACGACAGAATCTATCTTCTAAAGTATATATCTGCTTGTTTTCTTCTGCGTATTTCTGTAAACTATTTGCCAATTGTTTTACAAAAGGCACTTCCCTGTGGTACTGTTCAAATAAATCTTTTGCCTCATCATCTTCTAGCTCTAATGATCTAGCTAATTTGTTTTTACCCATACCATAAAATAAGCCTAAATTAATAGTTTTAGCTTGTTTTCTTGTTATTGATGCCATTTCTGCCACCATGTCATGAAAGTCTGTATCTGGTTCTTCTTTATATCTTTTTGCCATATCTTTTGCTCCTGATATGTCTTGATCTTTTAATTTTAAAGCATAGTGCACTACGAGTCTTGGCTCTTGTTGTGAATAATCAAACGATCCCCACTTACAGTTTTCTTCAGGTAGAAACAATTCTCTTATCTTACTACCTTGTTCTGTTCTTGAAGGAATCTGTTGCAGGTTAGGATTACTCATTGAAAATCTTCCTGTCACTGTACCACCAGTGTCAGATCTAATTTGATTTATATCAGCATGTATTCTACCTTTGTATGAGTATTTTAAAATACTATTTACAAAAGTATTTTGTAGTTTGTTTAACTGTCTAGCTTTTGCAATTAACTTTAAATATTTATTTGAATGTGTTTCTAAGTATAATTTAGTTATGCTTGGTCTACCAGTCTTTGGTGTAACTTTATAATCTGTTATGTTTTGTTGTTTTAGTAATGGTTCAAAAGAATCTGCAGCCCATAAAAGTATATCAACTCCTGTCTCATCTTTTATTTGTTGTAATATTTTTTGTTGCTCTATTAATAATTCTTGACCAAAGTTTTTTGTCTTTTTTTCATCTACCCTTACACCTCTGAATCTCATTTCAACAAGACAAGGAAATAATCTAGTTTCTAAATCAAAAATTTTTTCTAAACTTTTTTCATTAACACCTGTATTTATTGGCTTTTTAAGTTCTTTTTTAAAGATATTCCATAGTCTCAAAGTTAAGCTTACATCTTGTTCTGCATAATCTTTTACCATACCCCAAGGTAGTTTGTGCATGTTTGACATCGGATCGTCTGTTATATCTTTTGCTTTTTCTGCTAAATCGTTTTTATATTTGTTCTCTTTTAGGTAATCTCTAGCTAAAGAATCTAAAGTATATCTTTTCTTCCCGGTTCTGTTTTCGTCTATTATAGATGCGGCAACCATAGTATCATACAAAGGACCTTTTGGCATTAGACCAGACTCTGCTCTAATCCAACAAACATCGTACATTGCATTGTGAAATACTTTTTTTATTTTATCGTTTTGAAAAATCTTTTTATTTAAAACTCTCCATGTAAGTTTAGGATCTTCATTTTGTCCAGGGTACCTGTGTCTTATAGGTATGTATAATTTTTCATCTGCGAATGCTAAAGCAATTCCACACACTTTACCCTTACCAACTATGGCCCCTGATCCGTGGGTCTTTAGTTGTGGATCGTGTGTCTCTAAGTCAACAGCAACAGTTTCACCATCTTTTATATCTATCTCAGAAGGCTCAGGTGGTCTCATTTAGTATCTTTCAATTTTTTTATTTCCAACTCGCAGTAGTGTATAATCTTTTCTAAGTCTTGTATACCATTTTTCAACTTGTACCTGCATACGTATTTTATAACGTTGCCTTGAAAAAACGATAGATCATTTTTAGAAATAAACTCATACGGTTGAATGACCATGTCTTTGTAATGTTTCCCACCTACCTGGCGACTTTGTGGAAATGCATCATCAAATATATCTTTACTTGTCATCTTTATCCTCCTCTCCTTCTAATGTTAATTTAGTTTTACTTTTAACTAGCCACAACGTTTTCTTTGCTCTAGAACATGCAACATATTTCATTCTTTTTTTAGAAAATAAATCTTCTGTTCTTGTTAAAGTTAAGTCTAACACCACGTTGTCAAATTCTTTACCTTTTATTGTATGTATGTTTTCAACAAACACTCTCTTTTTTTCTATGTCTCTGTTACTATTCACTATATCTTTGATATAATTCTTCATAAAAATATTACGTGTAATGCTTATTAATTGAAAATCATCTATGTCTTTTACACCAGGTTTTAGAAAACCGTCTTCTATTAAATAATCTAAAGTATAACTACCTCTAGCTATAGAGTCCATTTTTTCTAGACTATAATTTACACCAAGATAATAAGGATTAACTGATTTTAATATTTGTTTTATTTCTTTTAAAGCAATGCTTTCACCACTTGCCAGTTGCAAAAAGAATCTTTGATTCTTTATTTGTCTTGAAGGGTCTTCAAATATTTTTTTTCTTTTTAATTTTTGTAAATCATTATATGGCATCTGAAAAGGAATGCCTAACTTCATTAAATACTTCATTGTTAATATTGGATCATTCCCTCTGTACGTAAATACAAAATCTTCTTGAGTTTCTAATATACGTCTTTTCAACTCAGCCGCATTTTCGTCCTGCTCTAGATCTCTTAACATATACTTCTCACCTTCAATAACTTCTTGAGTTTCTTTGTCTTTTAATGGTGCCCATACTCTAGAATATTCATAATGTTCCCAAACATCTTTTATAATTTTTTTGCAATAATCATTTACAATACGTGGGCACCTGTATCCTTGTTCTAGTTCTATTTCAGGGTTTGCAAACTCTTTGTGAAAAGCATCTGGATCAGCCCCAGAAAACTCAAATATAGACTGGTCTGGATCACCTGCTTTGTAAAAGTAATCTACGTTTGCAGATAAAGCTTTTTCAGCCTCTCTTTGAATAGCACTAGAGTCTTGAGCTTCATCAACAATTAAAACTTTAACATGAGCATACTTTGGTTTTGCTTCTTTTATTTTATAAAAATATTCTATCATGTCGTCAAAATCTAATAAGTTCTCTGCTCTTTCATTTATTTTTATATTAGTTTTAAATCCTTGATAATTTTTTTCTAATTCTTGAAGTTCTGTTGGGTAATACTTGTACTCGTCTTTTTCCTCAAAACCTAAAGTAGAGTAATATTCAATAGGACTCATGCCATTGTTTCTAGCAAAACTATTAAATTTAAAAAATGGGTGTAATTTAAATAAAGATTCTATATCTTTAAATTTTTTACTCCTTGTGTGTTTACTAAATAAAGGATACATTTGAGCCATTATCTCATAGTCGTCTAAGTCAAACTCTATTCCTTTTGTTACTTGTTTAGCTATAGCGTTGCAATACGAATGTATCGTAGACACATTATATTCTAAAGTTTTTTTAGCATTTTGCACTTTATGATATATCTCTTTGCCTGTATCTTTTTGATACTCTAATATTGTTTCGGGATCTAAAATTTTTTCTCTAATAATTTTAGCAGCTGTTTTAGTGTGAGACATTAACAACATATCCGCAGGAGAGTATTTATCTAACGAATCATAAAATATTCTTACGAGTCTTGTTGTTTTACCCGTGCCAGGCGGTCCCGCTATTCTAATCTTTATCATTTTTTATTTGTTTTGTTGTTGTTTGATTTATTGTTACAGCAAACTTACTTGAGTCTGCTGCAAACTTCCAAGTAACACAAGACACTCTTTTCTTACTTGCTTTGTCTGTATAGTCCCCTCTATTTCTTTTTGCGTCCATTATTTTAGCAAGATCAAAACATATTTTTCTGACAGATGTTTTGTCATTTTTGGATGCTAAGTAGTCCATTAAATCTTTTATTCTAAACTCTAACGTTTTTTGTTTTTGATCAAAATAACAAGTGCCCCATTGTATGTTGTGTTTTTCCACACTAACTGTGGCCTTTTCTACAAAATCATAAATTAAAGATTCAAATTGATATTTCTTTTGTGTTTCCTCTTCTGCTTCTTCTATGTTTCTTTTAGTTAATCTTTGTAACTGCCATTGCCTAAAGTCATCTGACTTCATTTGATACAAGGCGTTTGGAGGGAAGTAACCTGCATCTGAAAGTTTATTACAATATAATTTTTTATCAATAATTTCTGAACCTGTAAATTCTACACGGACTTGTTTTAAATTTTCTGTAGAGTCTTTAACAACTTTTACTACATCAAAAAACACAGGCGGCTCACTAGTGTACTCTGTTATAGTGCCAAAAAGTTCTTCCGCTCTTACAAGTTTCTCTGCTTCGTCTTTATTGATACCACAAATATGAAACCTGCATGCTGTAGGATCACAATCTTTCTGTATGTTTGGTCTCTTACATAAATATTTATATTCTGTATTTTCTGATTTAAAAATTGTCTTTTCTATCTCATCTTCTGGCAAAGGACTTTCCATATTTTTTTTATTAAAATATTTTAGTAAATCTTTTGCATCAAAATTTGAAAACTCTGGTATTTCTTTTGCGTGTTTTTCTGCTCTTTTTGCCCATGTAAAACAATGAAGTAAATAATCATTTCTACCTATGTCTCCAGGTATTTTATTGTCGTTTCTTTTTAAACAATTTTTTATGCACGGTATGTATAGGTCTTCTAAATTTTTTGCTTTTTGTTTTTTTCTTGGAACTTTTTCATCAACTAAATATTCCCCTAAACTATCTTGCACATATTTTTGGTGCATTTCAAAAAACTCTTCAATAGATGCTGCTTCAAAATCATCATTCCATGCGTACCTACTACCGTCTTCATGATTAAAATATGGTAGGTTTAAATAAGAGCCAGTATCTTTTGGATCTATTTCTGTTTGTAATGGATATATTCTGTCTAATTTATCTGCCACTCCAAGTTTAGCAGCAAATTTTTTCATAACTTTTTGCACTTCAATTGCATTTGTAAAATCTTTCATAAACAAATAAACGTGAGCACAACCACTCTTTGATCTAAACATAATCAAAGGTAATTTTAATTTTCTAATTGTTTTTAAAAGATCTTCGTAATCAAATTCTGGTAGGTCAATATCTATTGCTCCCCATTTACACGTGCCATCATCTTTTAATGGCATAACTCCTATAGAAGGATATTTACCATCCAGGTGACCCTGCCATAATTGTTTGGTTAAAGATTCTCTTACAGTGTTGTTACGTCCTTCTGCTTTTACTCCGGTAGATTTACCTTTAACAAAAGTTCCATAAGCTCTGTCTAATCCTTCAAATATATTTATAAATTTCTCTAACATATTTTTAACGTGGGCGTATCCACGCTAGCTTCGACGCCCACGACCTAGGATATTATAAATCTATTGAAGTTTTTTTTGCTTCTTGATTTTCTGGTTTAGCTTCTACCTCACCTTTACCTACGCTAATCGCAAATGATTTAGCCATCTCGTAAGATGATTTATCATTTACTGGACCAACCTTAGATACATCCCAACCAAACCATGTTCCTTTATCGTTAGACATCTGAACGGTTGATAGTTTGTAAATGTGGCTGTAAGTAGGCGGAGTAAACAAACCATTTTTACCCTGTAATTTAATCCCCATCATCATAGAGTTCCATTTTCTACTCACTTTTAATTGAGTAGATTTCATAGAAATCAATGCTGTCTGTGGATTTTTACCAAGGACTAATACAAAGTGATTAGCGGTATTGTCAAGATAATTACCGTTGGGTAATCTATCTTTATAATCTTTACCTCTAGTCGTTTGGCTTATGATATCACTATCTGCCTCGTGAATCGCAACAGGTGCACCACTACTAGTGCCTCTATCTTGCCACTCAATGTATTGTCTTTTGTAATGACAAGGTATGACATCAATTGTATCATACAAGTCATTGGTCACAGTGTTTATGATTTTACCTGGCTCTGCGCCCTCGACATATTTACCATCACGTTTGTTAACCTCCGGTGATAGTTGGCCCAAAATTTTTAAGAAAGGCAACGCAAGATCTTCTTGCGAT